TTTTGAATATAGTCGTCATAATTTTTAATTTTTGCACTTGTAGTGCTAGCAATGCTTACACCGACATTTGCGTTATTTAAACTACTACCATCTGTTCTTACGACCTGTAAAATTCCTGTATATGAAAGGAATGAAGATGCGGACATCCAGTATTCGTACTGATTGTCGGTTGAAAGTGGTTTACCAAAAACAGAAAGTAATTCCTGTTCGTTGGTAATAGTAATTGGAAAATCTACAGGTCCTTGTTGGAATGGACCGGCAATTGCGCCAGCACTTACTCCAAAATTATCTGCTCTCCCTACGGTCAGATCAACCTCTCTGACCAATACTCCAGGTGAAACAAGAGCTACTGCCATTTTTTTCTCCGAAGAAGTCTCAAATTCTCTAAAAATTATTTATAAAAAGGATTTCTTTCAATTGAGGAAACAGCGCACGAACATTTACCAATCTGGATAAACCCAGTTTACATCAACATTTAAGTCTTTTCTTTTAGCAGTTATTCTTTTGATTGTACACTCTTTACACTCATACGAATAAGATGATAATTGATATTTATTTTTTCTTGAAAGATAAAATCCATCAATCAAATCTTTTGTTTGCCCACAAGTTCTACAAGTTCTTTCTGTAAGATAAAGGTGTTCAAGTTCAAAATGTTCGTCTACTTCCATTACGCATAATCCCACATATAAGATCTATCTCCATATTCATCAACAAACCAACGATCTCCATCTTTATCTACAAATTCCTTTTCATCGTCTACACCATTTAATATGAAACCAAAAGGAGCCATGTCTTGTTCGATTTGATTTTTTTGCTCCTCATAAATTCTTTTACGAACATCATTATCAGTCATCTCTTTGAAATAGTCTTGTGCTACTAACCAGGCAAAAATTACAAGACACATTGCTAAGTCATCGTTACAACCCTCTTCTGCTTCGAAAGATTGATTTCTTTGAGTAAATGTTGTTAATTCACTGATAATATCATAATCACAAGTAAGAAGTTTATCATCCTCTATTAAAAGTTTTAAATTAGAACATCCAAGTTTCTTAACTGCCTTGGTCATTCTAACTCCAAGTTGAGATCTTTTTCCAGAAAAACCAGAACCAACTATCTGACCAGCTCTACCTCTCATAGAGCACATTAAAACATTTTCATACTCTAAATCATAGTGCAGAATAGAAGCAACTTGATCGCCAATATCATTAACCTCTATTAAGGTATATGCTTTATTATATGACTTTGCCATTTCCCAAATTATGTTAGGAAAAAGCATTGGTTTTATTTCATTGTTTCTATAAACTGCTACAACTTTGTAAGGTATAGTAGTGATATCATAAACAACAAATGCGGAGTAGTCATTTCCAATTCCACGAGCTACATCAACAGATATTAAATAATTATTATCTTCTTTTGGTTGCTCGTAAATTGATAGTCCCTTATTTTTCTTAAGTGGCTCACTATAAACTAAGTTTTTGAGTTTTGTAACGCTAATAAGAGTATCAACAGAACCTAAAAATTCACACTCAAACTCAACTTTGAATTGTTGTTCTGAAGTATTTGCAATTGTCTGTTCTTTCCACTTAGCATCTCTTCCAGGAACTTCTGACCAGTGAACATCCGTCGTAACAAATTCACTTCTACCTTTTTCGGCATCGTGCCACATTCTATAAAAATGGTTCATACCTTTTGGTGTAGAAACCACAATTACCTTTGTTGATTTACCTGAGGAAATTGTAGGATATACTGAACTAAAAAATTCATCTGCAATATGATTTGGAACAAACGCAAATTCGTCCAGGAAGATAATATTAAATGACATTCCTCGGACTGCGGATGCTGAGGTTGATGCGGCTAAAATTTTACTTCCATTTTCTAATTCAAGAGAACCTTTGTTCCAAGCTATAATACCCTGCTGCATCCACTTGGGAAGATTTTCGTAAGCTGTTTGCAGACGATCAAGCAATTCTCTTGCCGTCGCTGCTTTGTTTGCGAGAATACCAATATTTACATTGTCATTAAAAACTGCATAATGAAGCAAAAAAGATACTACAGTTGTAGACTTACCAGTCTGTCGTGGCATCTTACAGATATTAAATCTGTGTTTGTGGAAGTTTCTAATTAACTTTTTTTGAAACTTATATGGATGAAATTGAACTAATCCTTCATCAAGAGAAACAATTTTTACGTAGTTGTTTGCAAAATATACGGGGTCGTCTTTGCACTTGATAAACTCCTCAATCTGTTCTTGAGTAAACTCAATTGGAGTATTTGCCTTTTTAAGATTTGGATTGCCAAGATAAACATTATCAAACATAATTTAGTTTAATTACAATTCCAACGACGAAGTGCCTTGTTAATGTTGCTATCTGGGTCTCGTGCTGTTTTTGCTGAAGTTAACTTTGATTTCATTCCTTTCATTCTGCGACAGAATGACTTGCGACGAGATGCTCTTTTACCTGTTGGATTCTTTTCAGTTACTGCAGTTTTGAGTTTTGATCCTGGATTTTCACGACGATAAGCATTCACTGCTGCTTGACTCAATCCATCAGTTTTGTCTTTACGATTCACTGATTGCCAGTCTTCTTCAATTTCAACTTGCTCTCCATAAGGTTTTACATATTTTTTAGATGGTCCAGCAGCAGCAAAACTGCCACCGTGAGGACCAACTGATTGAACTAATGGTTGTCCTGGTTGAATTTCCGAAACTGCGTGATGAACGACAGTTGAACCAGGATAAACCTTTTGAAGTTCATCACTAATTTCTTTGCGAGATGGTAATTTAACTTGTGGGAAGAAGATTTTTAATGCGTAATATTTGCCTCTCCAAGAGACTGTTACCATTACAACGTTTCCAGTTTGAGATTGTAATTTTGTTGCTTCCTCAACTTGAGTTTTAAATCCTTTGATTGGTTCTGGTTTAATCAGATCAACGACTTCAGCAAAAGTATTTCCTTCTGCATCTTCAATTGTCACATCCTCTTTTTTTACGCAGTTTGGATAACGCTTTCCAAACATTGTTTTCATACCTTTCTTTTTATAACCAGGCCAACACTTTTCGGATAAAATATCATTTAGAATTCTATCTGTTATTTTTTCTTCAGATTTATTTCCCCAATTGGCAGCACCTGCCTTGCGACATTTTACAAGTGCTCCAGAGGCATATGCAGAGGGCCAGACACTATATCTTGACTTAACCTTATGATAGCAAGCATCTTTTGTGCCGCTACCCTTTCCTTTTTTATCGGACTCTTCGTTCATCTCTCCACTGTCAACGTAGTCTGCTGCACTATCTAGGTAATCAGCAGCTTTCGTAATTTTTGATTGTACCCATGCTTCTACATTACCCTCACCCTTTGCCATTTTAGTTTTAAGTCTTTTAGCGGCACTCATGATTGTAGAGAGTTCTGAGCGAGCCATAGAGTACTCGTGATCTTTTGCTTCTAACACTACGGGACACCTCTTTTTTCCGTGACACGGACATTTAACACCCTCTTTGGTGTGATTGCAATTATTTTTTTCCATCAAATTATTCTCTGAATTTTTTCCTACCTTATAAGTCAAAACTATATCATTTACTAGTTCAAAATAATCAGATAAATTTATTTCTTCTTCACGTGTTTTCTTTTTAGGTGAATCTGTGGAAACATATGTTGGTTTTGCAGCACCGGTCTTCATTTGTTGTCCAGGATCTGCTGCTTTCTTTCTTCTCGCGGCAGACAATCTTTCCGATTTTGTCATACTTGCTCTTTTTGCAGAGGAGACACATTTTGGTGTTCCCTCTCCAGGTTCATCACTCGCACAAGTACCACCAGTTACAACATTAACCCAACCACCTTTACCATCCTTTGATTTGGACTTACCAAACCAGTCACGGAGACCTTCTTCACTAATAGAAGCACCATTTTCTTTACGAAGCATTCCAGCTGGATCTACCATAAAACCAGCGGGAATTGGTTTACACATCTTATTAGTGTAGCAATAATATTCTCCTTTAGGACAGCGACCGTTTTTCTTCATTCAACTGGTTTTGACTTAGTACTTTCACCTTTTGCTCTTTTTTTTCCCGCGCAATGAGCACGTTGAGAAAATCCTTTTGGATTTGAGCAATCAATACTCTTTTTATATTTATTCGTCCACTCTTCTTGAAATTTCTTAAAGGTTTTCATTTAAAATAATTTCATCGTTAAAATTGTTTTTCTCATCAGTCAAAAGGTTATTTTTCATTTATTTTGGAAGAAAATAATTTATATATTTCTTCACTTTTATCTATATTCGATATAACTCCTGTCGGCAGAAATTCTGGTTTATCTTTTTCTCCAAAAGAATATTTGCAATTAAAACATTTTTGAATTACTAATTCATATTCTTTATTGGAAAGAAAATTGTCAATAACTTGAATCATTTTTTATAAAATAAAAGAACTTTCTGATTTTTTCTTAATAATTTCATCAAAAGGTATATTTAAAAATCCACATTGTAATGTTTTTAAATCCCATGGTTCAAAAACTCCAATTTTTGCAAAGTTTTCTTGATTTGTTTTTTCCGCAGCGACTATAAAATCCGCTAAGTTATTGAATTCCAATTGTGGTAAGAAAGATATTATATTTTTTGATTTTTCGGAAATATTGTTCCAAAATTTAGAGTCTTTGTATATTGAACCAAACTGATAATGATATGCCAAAGAATAAAAATAAGTTGCTACTTCTGAAGTATAATCATGATTTACTTTATTCATTGAAAAATAACTCTTATTTTTTATAAATTCACACAACAATTTTGCAAAGTGATAGTAGTATAAAAGTGAAAGAGCTTGTAATGGTTCTGCAAAAAATAAACTATTTCCATTATGTGCAATGTAAGGATTAGTGATTAATTTTCTTGCATATCTCGGAGTCCATGAAATAAATCTTAAGTTTTCTTTGTTAAGTTTTTTGCTTACTTCTTCTTGACTAATATAATGTTTATTAAACAAATATCCATGTTTTGTTATATTGTCTTTGGGGAATGGTAGACCAAATTCCCATCCGTCTTCGGTCGCCGTATGTATCGTATAATTTCCTATTTCGGGATCTACCGAATCTTTTATATAAATGGCAGCTGAATTTACAGTTTCTAAAAATGGATAAACATAATCTGGATTATCATTCCATCCTGTACAATTTATGACAAAATCATAAGACTTTTCGTTTAATATGATTTTTTCATTTTCAATCTTATATCCATTAACTTTTTCTCCATGATATTTTACCCCTATCTTTTCAAATTCAAAATGAATTACGGGATTAAACTTTGATGTTTCAAAGTGAAAAGAATTATTATTATCTGTAAATGAGTGGGAAAATGTTTCTCCAACACCCCAACCTACAAATTTTATGCCTTTTTTTAAAGAAACTATATTTTTATCAATTAACCTGTCTAAAGTTAAATGATTAAAGACTGTTTTTACTATTTGTGATATGTGTGGAGTTGTAGATTCTCCGATTGATATATGTGGTGCATCTGGGTCATAAAAGATTTCAACATCAAATCCATTGATTATGCAGACTAATGCACTTATGATACCACTAGTTCCTTTTCCGATAATTGCTACTTTCATAACTTAAATTAAATTTAATTTTTGCAAGGATGTGAAAATATAGATCAGTCCAATTGTAGATACTGAAACGCCAAACATAGTTTTTAATATTCTTTGTGGAATATAATTTGCTACATAAGGTCCAATCTGTCCACCGATAAGAACACCACAAGCACTGAAAATAAGAATTTCATAATTGATATTGCCAAGTTTAATATTCAACAAAGTAATAAACCAGTTACCAAGTGCTTCAATTAAAATAGCAGATGCATTTGCTTTTTTTGTATCAAGACCAGCATCCTGTTCAAACATCGGTTGATGGATTTCAGCAACACCCGTACCAGTTGAAGCAGAAGCAACACCAGCAAAGAATTGTTTAATTCTACATTTTAAACTACTAAGTATTTTTAAATCTGCTTTATCGGCAGTTCCAAATTTACCGCGATAAGCAAGGTACAGTTGGTAACTAGCGATTGTAAAAATAACTAAACCAACTAAAAGTCTCAACCAAAGTTTAGGAAGAAAAATAAACAAGAAAATACCAGAAGAAATACCAGCATACACATATGGGAATACTTTTTTGACTGCTTTAAGATCAATTTTATTACCGATTCTCCAATATCTAAAAGCACCACTACTCATGCCAATTGTTTCGGTAGCAATACCAGTGGCAACTGATTGTGCAATCGGGACTTGAAGAATAAAGTTGAAGAATGGTTGAAATAAAACACTTCCAGAAAACCCAGAAGCATTACACAATATACAGACACATATCGCTAAAGGAAAAATATACCAGTATTCTAAATTCATGATAGTTAAAAAATCATCCAATAAAAAATGTAACGGTCATTCTTCCAGTTTCCAACGAATCCCCAAATAAATCATTTGGTCCATGCAAAATTACACCTGGATAACATATTATTCTGTTATAAACATTCTCAAAGTATTTATTCTCCCCACCAAACTCATTTATTAAAACTGTTCCACAACCACTTTTAGGTTCTGGATGTAAATATATCACTCCAGCTAACAAAACATTTTTAGAATCTTTATGTAATTTAAACACATCAAATGATGGAAGACAGTATTTTTTTGTTTCTTCTGTGCTATAATGAAAAAAAGTTTGAACGCCAATGTAGAGATCATATAAATCATAAAATTTAATTAATTCAGAGAAAATTTTTAAACTCATATCATTCAAGACTGAATGATTTTGAGATATTAATTCTCTGCTTCTACAACCTCTCCAGTCATTACCAGTGTTTTTACATTCATAATTTTGAGATAACGCTATTTGCCTTATTTGGTCACAGTTGGGCAAAAAATTATCTTGCATGAAAATGATTTCATCGTTAAAATTGTTGTTCTCATCAGTCAAAAAGTTATTTTTCATTATCACTAAATACAAAAGTTATTATTGTATTAATTATGTATAGTTCCAATAAGATTGCAGTAGTTGGCGGAGGGTCTGCTGGATGGATGACCGCAGCTACTTTAATTAGATTTTTTCCGTACAAAGACATCACAGTTATAGAAAGTCCAAATACTCCAATTATTGGAGTTGGTGAAAGTACTTTAGGTCAATTTACGTATTTTATTCGTGCATTAGGCATTGATGAAAAAGACTTATTCAAGTATGCTGATGCATCATATAAATTAAGTATCAAATTTACAGATTTCTATAAAAAAGATTACGGATCCTTCCATTATCCATTTGGAAGAGTGTATGAGAATCAAGAACTTTTTGGAGAAGAGAAGTTGAGAGCATGGTATTTTAAAAAATTATTTTATCCAGAAACTCCTCCTGAAGATTATTGCAGGACATATTACCCACAAATGCCTATTATTGAGGGAAATAAATTGTTCAAAAATGAGGATGGATCTCTTGAACAATTTAATTTTAATCACTCTTCATCTTTCCATTTTGATGCAGTTAAGTTTGGATGTTATCTTCGTGAGAAGTATTGTATTCCTAGAGGTGTTAAGCATATTTCGGCAGAAGTCACAGATGTTAAAGTTGGTAAAGATGGTGTAGAAAAATTAATTCTCGATAATGGTAAATCAGTAACTGCAGATTTATTTGTCGATTGTACGGGATGGAAGAGTCTTCTTCTTGGAAAAGCAATGGGTGAGGAATTCATTTCATATGATCACTTAATTCCAAATAATAAGGCTTGGGCCACAAAAATAAAGTATGTGGATAAAGAAAAAGAAATGGAACCCTATACCAACTGCACAGCACTTGGTAATGGGTGGGTTTGGAATATTCCTCTGTGGAGTAGAATTGGTACTGGATATGTTTATTCTGATAAGTACATTAGCAAAGAAGATGCACTAAAAGAATTTAAAGAATATTTGAAATCGGATAAATTAGCAGTTCAAAGAGGGGAAGATTTTAATCCCGATGAACTTGATTATAAGGATATTTCAATGAGAATTGGTATTCACAAGAGAACATGGGTTAAAAATGTTGTTGCAATAGGACTTGCTGCAGGATTTATAGAACCTCTTGAAAGTACAGGTCTTTTAACTGTACACGAATTCTTATTTAAATTAGTTCGTGCATTGGAAAGAGATAATTTCAATAGATTTGACATTGATTCATATAATCTCATAACAAATACATTATTCGATGGAATGTGTAAGTTTGTTGCCCTTCATTATCCATTGTCACAGCGTGATGATACTCAATACTGGAAAGATATTACACGTAACAGAAGTTATGTTGGCGATTTGATGGGCAAAGAGTTAATTTACTCTTCTGGTTCATCTGAAGATGCTATTTCTAGATTGTTCATAAAAAATAATCAGGAAGAAAAAGGTGGAATGCACTGCATTTGCCCTGGAATGAACTATAGTATATTTGACTATCAAGATATAATGCATGCATCTTATTTAAATTTCCTTCCCCCTATAGAAGTCATGAAATCTTCTATAGACAATGTTATAGAAAAGTGGAAAGAAAAGCAAAAAGAATGGCAAAAAATTGCAGACAAATCACCAACACTCTATGAATATGTTAGAGATAATTTTCATGATGGAGAGGATTACATAGAAGAATGATTTTATTGACTGGTTATTCTGGATTTATTGGAAAAAAATTTATCAAACACTTAAATGATGTGTTATTAATAGAAAAAGATAATGCCTTTCATTTTTTAGAAACATTTGATGAGTGGGATAAGGTAGATTTGATTGTTCATCAGGGAGCAATCTCATCTACAATTGAAAAGGATATACGCAAAATATATCAAAATAATGTTGAGTTTACCCTTTGCCTTTTAGAAAAAGCAATTCAATATCAAATCCCAATTAAATATGCTTCATCTGCTTCTGTATATGGAAATAGTTTGGGAGAAATTAATCCATTAAATCAATATGCAATATCTAAACTTCAAATTGATTATTGGGTTTTAGATAATTTGGAAAAATTTTCTTTTATACAAGGATTCAGATACTTCAATGTATATGGTAATGGAGAAAAACACAAAGGTAATCAAGCAAGCCCTGTAAGTAAATTTGCAGAAGAAATTAAAGAAACAGGTAAATTAAATCTTTTTGAGGGTTCTGATCGCTTCCTAAGAGACTTTGTATGTGTTGATGATGTTGTTAATATTGTTCTTTATAACAAAGTTGGAAGCGGCATCTATGACCTTGGAACAGGGTCTCCAGTATCATTCCAACATGTAGCAGAGTTAGTTGCAAAAAAAGAGAACGGTACTATTAATACCGTTCCCTTTCCAGATCATTTAAAAGGTAAATACCAAACATACACTTGTGCAGATATGTCTTGGTTAGATGACTATAAATTTATTACAATTGAAGATTATCTCAATCTCCACTAATAATTCTATAACTATCTTCTTCAAAATGTTCTGTTGAAAACTCAAACATTTCGGTATCTTCAAGAGCATACATTCTATGTCTAAGTCCTACAGGAACATGAAATTTGTCTCCTTTTCGTAGGACTTTTTTTTGTGCCAAATTTATATCATCATCATTTCCATAAAACAATATCAGTTTTCCTGATTGAATATAAAAGGTTTCATCCTTTATTTTATGATAATGCCAAGAACACTTCCTCCCTTTAGCAAAATATAAAAGTTTGCCGCAATACTGCTCAGTATTAACAATCCATTTTTCAAATCCCCATCCTTTGGGAACAAATTTAAGTGAAGAAGTCATTTGAATTTATTGCCTTATCATCTATGTAGTAATCTGCAGAGGGCTTACCCAAAATTAGTTCATGATATTTACATCCCCATAAATCCAATTGCATTTTGGTTAAAGAATAAAATTTTTCGCGGGATTTATTTGCATCATCATTATATCTACCCATACCTCTTGCTGTAAAGTATTTGATTGTATGTCCACTGTCATATAAATCATTAATTTTTTTGATTCTATCTAGATATGGAACACTATGTTCATATTTACAAGCACTACATTTCCCATTCTTACAGATAGTGTGATCAATATCAATTACATATGTTGCCATTTTAAATATATTTGTGGATATTAAAAGAAATTAAAATACGATGCAAAGACTTATTCATAATTTATATCTTCTTTACTTAATACATAAGTTCCCCTATGCTGTACAGCAATAGAAGAACATTTATTTGCAAATTGTATCGCATAATCGATAGATTTAGTTTTTATGTATCCATAGGAAACTGCTGCTAGAAAAGTATCTCCGGCACCAACTACATCATATACATTCACATTTTCTCCTGGATAGAGTGTATTATTATACATTGCTCCTTTGGATCCCATAGTTACAATTACATTTTTATTTTTACTTTTTAAGTTTTTTGCTTCTATATTATTGATTTTAATAAAACAATTCTCTAACGGAAGTTCATCTTTTTTGCTGTCAATAAAAATAGGGCAATTATATTTTTTAGTTATTTCAAATATTTTTTCTTTTTGTATAAAACCTTTATTGTAATCTGATATTACAATCCCATCCCATTCTATGTCCGGTATTTCTTCTGATAAAGGACTTACATTAGTTTCTAAATCCAATCTCAAAATTTGTTGATTGGATTTTTGATCTATAAATCTTGTCTTGATTATCTCTTCAGAATTAGTTATAAAATGAATGTCCACATCAAAAACTTTTAAGTTATTATAAACATTCCAAGCCATACCTTTAGTTGTTACTTTTTTAATATAATTTAAAACAGGTACGGGGGCTTCTGGATTCAATCTATCACATGTTCCATATACATATTCATCAATACAACTATCTCCTATTAATAATATCTTGAATAATTTTTGTTGTTGAGTATTCATTTATCCTATCAAAAAATTTTAATTCAGAGGCATAGTACGAACCTATGACGCTTTTGTCTTTCCAATCAGATCCAACAACCATTATATCAGGTTTTATAGATTTTACCATATTTTCTAGATCCTCATCGCTGGAAAATGAACGAACCTCATCTACTGCTTTAAGATTTAATAACATTAATTCTCGTTCATCTATTTTATTGATTGGTCTAGATGAACCTTTTTTTTCCGCCACTCTTTCATCAACATCTATACCAACAATTAAATAGTCACCTAGAGATTTTGCATAGTTCAATAACTTTAAGTGTCCAACATGAAGAACATCAAAAGTTCCATTTACAAAAATTTTTTTCATACTTCAAACATTTTCCATTCTTCTGTTGCTTTTTTTGCCATTTGAAGTGCAAGTTCTTTATCACCCGTACCAGTGTGTACCAAAAATTTTCTCATCCAAGGTTCCCAAGTAATGCCGCAATATTTTAACCCATATTTTGCCATGTTGCAAGATAGGCAATATTCGTCAATATCACCTTCTCTAATAAAAGTAATTTCTTTTCCTTGATCTGGAGTTATATTTTTTAATGGTTTCCATAATTCATGAGTTGATTTATGCGTAACAACAAAATTTGATGCTATTCCAACATCTCTTCCATCTCTAATGAAATAATCATTTAGTAAAAATTTTTTACTAGCATGATAATTATCATTAAAACCAACATAGTGATTTGGGACAATATCAGAGGCGCATGGGAATTGGGGATGAATTAAAACATCAGCATCTACCAAAAGATTAATGTCTGCATTTTTTCCATCTTCCCAAACTTGCATTTTTTCATAATTAATATGCCATTCTGGAAACTTTCTTTCAGTAATTAAATTTATTTCCCAACCATGTCTTTTTGCGAATTTTTTTATTGTTGGAAAAGTATAAGCAAATAATTCTGGGAAAAAATTATTAATATTAACTACATGTAAAATTTTTTTCATTTATTTACCTCAATAATCTTTAATAACATTTAAAGATAAGACTGTCCTTTTTCCTTTTGTTTTTGGAACTTCATGATCTAAAATTCCTGGAAATATAACTAAAAGTCCATTTTCGGGTTTTATTTTTATTCTTCCTTCAATAATCATTGGAGAAGAATCTTCGGCAACGTCAATATAGTAAACACACGAAAAATCTGAAGGAAAATGAGTGTGTATTTTAGTATAATCTCCTTCTTCATACTCTATAACCCAAAGATTATGTGATTTAAATTTTATTTTTTCTTTTGATTCTTTAGAAAATTCCGATCCAATAAAATTACACGCAGCGACAATTTCAGAAACAATAGATTCAAATCCCACATTTTCATTTGTCAACCATTTATGCCATGCTTTAACATTACTCACATCAGAATCTGGATTTTGTTTTTTTAATTCTGATATTAGATGAAGAAGGAAAGTATTTTTTCCTTCATAGTTTTCTAATTTTGTAGTAAAAATAGGGATTAATTTTTCTACAAAATCACAGTTGATTTGTGCCATATTCTATTCCTCTATGAAATAATCTATTTACCCATTCTTCTTTGTGAATCGTTGATATATCTGGAGAATCATAAGCATAAAATCCAATTTGACACATTGGAATTATATCAGAACGAAGCATAACATCTAAAGATGTATGAATTCCCATCTTTAGTACATATGAAATCATATTCTTTGCTACGGTTGGATCTATAGAATATGCATGAGCCCTACATATAAATCTATAAAGACCGTTGTTGTCAGATCCATGTGGAGGAGTAGGATAGATTGGAGATCCCGAATATTGCTCCCTACTTCCCAAATAAACAATAGAATTAAAAACTGGATGAAACACAAATTTTTCTACCATAATACTATCATGTTCTAGTATTATGATCGGTCTATCTAATTCTAAACACTTTGTCCAAAGAGCAAAATGACTATAAACACATCCAATTTGAGTTGGAGTTAATGTACAATCGTGAAGTCTTAACCACTTTAACCACGACTGTCCTTTTAATTCTTCCGGAACAATTACTTCTCCACTACTTCCATCAAATCCATTAAAAATCTTATAAGGTTGACCAACGAACTCACAGGATTTGGCACATCTTTTTGTCAAACCCTGCGAGATTTCATTATCTTTCAAACTTATAATATATGCACTTTCTATATTTAAATCATACGAATTGCTATAATTGAGCATAAAGAATAAAGAATAAATCAAAACTCAGGAGTATTTATCTTTTTTCTTTTGCTCCATGGAAACAATGATACCCAGAAACATTATAATGTTGTTGATTATCAAAGACTGTGTAATTTGAACCAGGTGCTTGAACTGGAGAAGATGTGCTTAAATTTCTTCCCCATCCAAGAGCACCATGACCATCATAACCAATTCCCCACCATGTTCCATCAGATCTAATTCCATTTATAGATCCATATGAACCAAGTTCCGCAGATAACCATCCTGTTCCTGGAACTTGAATTGGAGATGAACGATTCGCTCTATCACCACTTCCTGTTTGTCCGTAATGGTTATACCCCCATGTCCAAAGAGTGTTATCTGATCTTAAAGCTACTGAAACACGATATCTACCAGCTTTTCCACTGATCCAAGTTCCAGGCATAATTTGAATTGGAGAAGATGCATCATTACCAACTGCAGGTTGACCACCCGCAGTATGGAATAAGTTTCCATTAGCGGCACCAGTACCCACACCTGAGGTTGTTGAATAATTTGGGATATGATGATCATCTGGATGCATACCCATTTGCTGAAGGGTATTATCATTTTTAATTGCAAATCCAGTTTGCCAGTTTACCGCAAATGGTTTTCTTGAGATGAAGTTGGTGTTATTTTCAGCACCAGTGAGATCACCTACCATTTTCCATGTCCCTGGAATTTGTACAGGAGATGAATAATTAACATTTAAAGATTGACCTAACTGGTAATTGTATCCCTTACCCCATGCCCAGAGAGTACCATTAGTTTGAGAACCATAAACTTGAATGACTCCAAAGTGTCCTCTGTCATTATCATCGGATTGATACATGTCGGTAATTGTCATGTTTGACCAAATAGTACCTGAAAGTTGTACGGGAGATGAATAGGATACGGTATTTCCAACTCCAAGTTGTCCATCATTATTTTGTCCCCATGCCCATAGAGTTCCATCATTTTTAAGAGCCCAGGTCTGATTATATCCACAATGTGCCTGTGACCAAGTTGATAAAGAACCTATCTGGATTGGAGAAGAATAATTGGTGGCAGTATTGTTTCCAACTTGACCAAGATTATTGTGCCCCCATGCCCAAAGGGTTCCATCATTTCTTACCGCAGCAGCGTGATTATGACCAATAGAAGCATTTCTCCATTGGTTACTACCTACTTGTTGCCAGCCGTAATGGAGTGTTGTGTTATTAAGTCCAAGTTGACCGTGGTTATTTCTTCCAACGGTAAACATATTACTGTCGTTCTGTACGACAATTGAGTTATCTCTCCATACATTCCACATTCTTACATTACTTCTTGTTTGGTGGGGGGTGGATCTATCAGAAGCATCACCGAAACCATGTTGTCCATGGTTGTTATGTCCCCACATCCATAAGGTATCGTCAGTCTTCAATGCGGAGCAATGATGACCAGCTGCTTGAACTTGTTCCCATCCACTTCCTGGAATTTGTGTGGGTGATGATCTGGGTATAGTGTCATTCATTCCCAATTGCCCATGTTGATTTGCTCCACCGAAAGACCATAGAGAACCACCAGATGTTACGGCATACATGTTTCCACGATGACTTGCTGCTACAGATTGCCATAAATCAGAATTCATTTGTATTGGAGATGAGTTCTTTCTTGCCCAGTCACCACGAACTTGACCATGATCATTATGCCCCCATGCCCAAAGACTATCATCAGACTTTGTTGCTAAAACATGATACACAGTACCATGATTTCCATTCCATCCTTCATGTCCATAAGAAGTTCCTACTGTTTTCCATGTCCCTGGAATTTGATTCGGTGATGATCGTGAAGTTGTATCATTTTGACCTAAGTGCCCATGGGCATTGTGACCCCAACTATATAAGGATCCATTTGTTTTTCTTGCATAGACTCCATGATAATTAGTTGAAACAGTATCCCAATCAGTATCAGATCCGATTTGAATTGGAGAAGAAGTATCGACATTATATCTATTTCCACCTTGTCCCCATCCACCGGTTCCCCAGTGCCACAGGGTTCCGTTAGTTCTTATGCCAAAAGTGCTGTAAAGACCACTAGTAATAAAACTCCAAGATCCAGGAATTTGAATTGGAGAACTTCTGCTTTCAGAGAAAACATCTAGACTTTCATCCCAACCCATACCATAGAGACGATTATTACTATTAATTAAGTATACTCTTCTAGGAGAAATTGAAATTTTAGGCCAGTTGTTAGTTCCTCCAGGTGCCATAACTTGAACTGGAGAAGAATAATTAATATATTCTTCGTACTCTCTATTTGGAGTTACGACAGCACCTGCTGGGTAACTATGACCCGAACCAAGAAGTCTTCCGCCGTTTCTACCCCATCCCCAAATACTACCATCTGATTTTCTTGCCCACACATTAGTAGCGCTTCCCCAAACATTAGTCCAAGTGTCAGCACCAATTTGTTGTGGAGAAGAAGCGTTGGCAGTGTTATTAATTCCAAGATTAACATGTTCATATCCTCTACCTCCATGCCCCCATCCCCATAAAGTTCCACCAGTTTTAATACCAAAAGCACATCTTCCAGCACCTACAATATCAATCCAACTTCCTGATACTTGCACTGGTGATGCAACACTATTTGATGTGGAATTATTTCCAATTTCTCCTACAGGATTATGTCCCCATGCCCATAGAGTATTATCGGTTTTTATTGCATAACATGCATGCGACCCTGCAGAACATTTACTCCAATTGGAAAGAGTACCTACTTGAGATGGAGCACTTCTGCTAGTTGTATCATTTTGACCTAATTCTCCATGGCCGTTGTAACCGCATGTCCAAAGAGTTCCATCAGTTTTAACACCAACAAATCCTGTATAGAAAGATGCTAATTTGTCGGACCAGTTGAGTCCAGTAACTTGAACAGGTGAAGATCTTGGCGTTGTTGTGCCGTCTCCCAATTGCCCATGGTTATTAACTCCCCATCCCCATAAAGTTCCATCAGTTTTACCTGCCAACATCCAAGAAGCAGAGAAATCGTCCGAATACCCCTCATGTCTCTTTACAAATGCCCAATTTGTATCAATACCTACTTGAACAGGTGATGAAAACTTTATTTGTGAGTAGTTTGAATCTACTCCACCAACACCATGGTTATTAGATCCCCATGTCCAAAGAGTTCCATCAGTTTTAATTCCCACTCCTGCTGATGCAACTGCATTATGATCTTTTGTTGTGGCAACGTCTAACCAATTATAATCAGAAAATACAAGAACTGGAGAAGTTCTTTTTTGCCCCATGCTGGATTGTCCAGTTATACCAAGTCCATCATGTCCCCATGCCCAAAGAGTATTGTCATTTTTAATTCCAAATTGTGCATGATAACCAGAGTTGGTAATTATTTTCCAACTTGGAGAACTAAGTCCAAATGCCTGAACAGGAGAAGAGGAATCTCCTTCTTGACTTTGCCTTCCTAATTGGTTATGTGAATTACTTCCGGAAGTATATACATTAAATACGCCGAAATCGTCATTCAAAGTTTTGTTATAGTGTCCTGACAAACTAAAAGAATTTCTCTTGTGATAACTCTTTGGCATTATACTACTCTTTGGTATTAATACTTTTTATTATTTATCAACTAAAAAATTCATCTTTAGATATAATCTCTTCGCACTTGTCATAAAAAATGGAATTCCAGATTGATAATCTAGATTCAAACAAGTGAAAAAACATTTCTTCACCATTTTCTCTAGAAAACGTAGTTCCTATTCCAAATTCTGTTTTACCTTCTCCTAAATTCCAAATAGTTCCATGTCTAGGTCTTCGCACAAAAGAAGAAGGCATAAACATTTCAATTTTTACTCCTTTTTCTTCAGCAAGATATGTATATTCTTCTCCAATATCTCCCCTATCAGTAATGGCAAATTTTAATCTATTGTATTTTGAAAATGTTTCTTTAGATATACAAAAACATGATGGTGCAACATATAAGTGTTCATCGTTTTTAATGTGACATGATCTCTGAACATTACCAACCAAAATCCCTTTTTCAGCTTGTTCAAAGGTATATTGGAGTGCCTCTGTACTTAGGGGAATACAATCCACATCTAAGACAAGAATAACATCATATTCCTTATCATAAAACAGATGAGACACTGCATAGTCCATAACTTTATCTGGACTAATTTCATATTCACTAGCATTGTACATTAATGGTTCAAATGTACAATCTTCTAGTGTATTAAATTTATCAATAATCTTTTTTTGATGCTTTACTAGTTCCGGATCAACTTGAAAATTATAGTAAGTAAAAATTGCTTTTTTCATTGAATTTTATAGAAATGTAATTATGAGTCTTGAATCAACTCAGGTACTAGTTTGAACAATTTATTTATTGCCTCCGACCAATCGTTATATTTTGTTTGCCTTATTACAGTTACATTATCACCATACCATTTTATATCATCAGATGCCCAAATAAAATATGGAACTAATGGGACTAAAACAATAGTTTTTTTACCCATAGCAGCTGCTAAATGAGCTGTTGATGTGCAAGAAGTTACAATCAAATCCATCTGAGAAAAAACATCATAAGTATCTGACCAGTTTCTAATAAGATGTCTCAAATCCCAAACATTTTCATTCTTTTTCAAATCTTCTTTATCATCAATTTGAATTGAAAATAACTGACCATGTTCTTGTAATTTTAATAATGGTTTTAGGGGAAAACTTCTAAATTGATCGTGCTCAAATTGAGGATTTCCCTTCCATTTTATACATATTTTTTTCTTGCCTTTTGCGATCTCGTCCAGTTCTGGAATATATTTTGATTCTTTTATAAGATAAGGTTTATGGTCATTGACTACAGGAGAATCTAATTCCAGTAAATACGGTGCAGACATTGCAGGAACAAATTTGTCCCATTTTTCCTTTAAAATTTCTTTAATGCAATAAATGTTTTCATATCCACAATCATGAAAAAATGCAACAAGATTTTTATCTGCGAATATTTTTACATTTTTTGCATATTTTTTAAAACATTCCGCATAACGAATGAATATCATCTCATCGCCAAGACCACCTTCAAGAGTAAATGCTATTGTATCTACATGTTCTCCATTCCATCGTCTTTCTTTTGTAATACCATAGTCTCTTTCAAGAATCCACTCATTTCCCCAAACATGTAGATCTGCACCACTTACAATATACTTAAATCCATCTTTAAACCTATTGTGACCTAAACAATGCCAACCATAGTTAAATCTTGCTTGCGGAGAAATGTCTACTAGTTTTCCAAGTCCTTCATATGTTTCTTCAAACTTTCCTTGAGCAGTTTTGTAAAGAAAGAGGTCGACCTGATTATCTGGAGTATTCAAAAATTCTTTGGATATTTTGTTTTCTAAAATCCATTCTGCTTTATTAGCTTCTCTCAAATAATAAAAACAACGCGCTCTGTTTAAATGATATGTTTCTTCATGTGGATAATATCTCAAAATTTCATTAAGACAATCTAAAGATTTATCAAACTTTTTTAAGTCGAAATAATTCTTGGATAATGCGTGTAAAATATTGGGATCTTTATGTTTTTTCAAATAAACTTTTGCAAGTTCTTTGGATGCCTTTGGCTCATTTGAATCAGTCAGATCAAAAATTAATTCTCTAATCAGTTCCATTTTGTTTTTGTGTCAGAAGGAAGTCCTAAATTTGGTCTAGTATCAAAAAGATTATCTTTGAATTGTCCTTGAGCATCTACATAATGCATGAACAATTGATAATGTTCTTTTCCATCATATTTCTCTCTCCAGTGAGATAGTTTATTTCCTTTGTAAACTACTGCATCACCTATTTCTAGGTTGATACCAACAATTTCGTTACCTTCATTTTGAATATAAAGTGGCCATTCAATATTTTTTTCTTTGAATAAGCACACAGATACTGAATGTTCACATTCTGGTCTATCGACATGAGGAAGTAATTCAGAGTCATTCAAATATATTCTAGCATAAGTATATGTTGGAAACAAATCTACTTGAATTGTTTCTGTTAAAGAACCACAGCACATGGATAAGAGAGTGTCAAATGCAGGGTCTCCATAAATTGATTTTGATTTATCAACTTGCCCATCCCCATTTTCAAGTTGTTCATTTTTATTCAATAAGTCCAAATAATTTGCAAGATAAAGTGCAAATGGTTTTGGTATAAAATTTTTAATGACAACATATCCATCTCTAAGATAATCTAAGTGTTTCATATACTTTCTTCTCCGTTATTATCCATGAAACAATTGTGTGCTTGACTCCCGAAGTTACGGGATGAACTTTATGTGGATATTCTTTGTAAGCAGGAAATGCCAACAAAGTTCCCTCTCTGGGTTTAAATTTTATCCCCAAACTAGTCAATTCTATTTCACCTCCCTCATAATCATCATTTAAATAATACAATACTGCAATATCTCTTGGAACAACTCTTTCCCAGACACCATTTTTAAAAAATTCAGAATCATTATGTTCAATATAGTGTCCTCCTACAGGATATTCTAGAAATTGAGGAGGTTCTATATCAATTAGAGTTGAGTTATATTTTGGCTTTAAAAATCTTTCGTGAGCTTGATAAATTGTAAAATTTAGTTTATTCCGTAAATCTTCAGGAATTGGATACCAAAGAGTATTTCTATCTTTTAATTTAACACTTTCAGCGTCACTAGAACTATTACCAACTGTAGCTGAAGAAGGTTCTTGATTTGTTAATTCACGCAAAATATTAATATTTTTACTTGGAATGTAATTAGGTACAATTACAATCAAATCATAAGGATTAAACATTTAATCATACTGCATTATTTAAAATACTATTTATTATGCGTATTAATACTTGGTTCCGACAACAAAACTCTTTCCAACAGAAACATTAACCCAAGCATTTCCGGTAATTTGAACTGGAGACGAGATAAACTCTGGTAAAGATGTTCTAGAACCACTAAGAGGGAAATTAATATTTCCCCAATTCCAGACTGTTCCATCAGTTTTTTTGGCAACAACTGTAGTTTCACTCATATCAAAACTTTCCCAAGTTGTACCTGGAATTTGAACAGGAGATGAATGATTTTGTGAAAGATTAAATCCTGGATTTAATTCTATTCCCATAAAGTATAATTCACTATCTTGAGTTTTTGTTACGAAGATTTTTCCTGCACCAGAGGAAATTTTTGTATTTGAAGTGAAGTCCCATCCAGTTGATCCAGATGCAATTTGAACAGGTGAAGAATAGAATAATGTAGTGTCATTTGAAATGCCAAATACCCCATTCGTATTATCTCCCCATCCCCATAAAGTTCCGTCATTTTTAATTGCAACCACATATGTAGGACCTGCTTCAACTCTTCTCCAATCTGCACCTGGAATTTGTGTGGGTGATGATCTTGCCATCCTGTCAGACTGACCTAATTGTCCGGCATCATTATTACCCCATGCCCAGAGAGTTCCATCAGTTCTCTTTGAAACGCTAAATCCGTCTCCTGCAGATGGGTTATCATAACCAGTACCTAAAACTAAAGCTGGACCAATACCATTAGTTCTGTTATTTGTTCCAAGTTCTCCGTTAGTATTAATTCCAACCGCAAAGAGAGAAGAATCTGATCTTAGTAGAAGAGTATGATATCGTCCCGGAGCAACACCTGCCCATGTTGTTCCGGGAATTTGTGTTGGTGAAGATCTATTTGCAGTATCACCTACACCAATTTGACCAAGATCATTTCTACCCCAAGCATACAGAGATGCATCATTTCTTAGTGCAAATACTCCACTATCTCCATTAGCAAAAACTGAAGCCCAAGAAGTTCCTGGAATTTGAACAGGTGAAGATGAATTGATTCCAACTCCACCATTATTTCCTATTTGCCCAAAAACATTTGCTCCCCATGCAAACAAAGTTCCATTTTGTTTTACGCAATAAGAATTACTTAATCCAGCACCGGCAATTGCCCAATCAGAACCGATTATTTGTGTAGGTGAACTTTGTGTCGAAACATCTCCAGAATAATTTAATCCACTTTGTCCAAAGGCATTAGAACCAAAATGGAATAGTGTATTGTTATTTTTTAGTGCTAGTACATGACTTCCAAACTTTGAGGCACTAACAGAAGCCCATGCTGTACCAAGAACTCCTACGGGAGAAGTTTTTCTAACAATTAAATCTTGTCCTAATGTTCCATAAACTCCATTTCCCCATGCCCACATTGTTCCGTCAGTTTTAATACCGACTACTACGGATCCACCACCCTTTACTTGCTTCCATCCTGGTGAAATGAATATGGGAGATGCAGCATTTGTAGTATTATTTCTTCCTAATTGCCCTCTACTATTGCTACCCCAACAATATAAAGCATTATTTTGTACAGTGATGCCTAAAGTTGACTCTCCATACATTTGGGCAAATTTCCATCTTCCAGGAACTTGAACTGGGGATGAATAGTGAGTTGTATTTTCCATAGACCCAAGTTGTCCGGAGTCATTTCTTCCCCAAGTGTATAAAGATCCCTCTCCTCTTATTGCTAGGGATGACCATGCACCAGCAGAACATAAAGACCAATCGGAACCAAAAATTGAAATAGGTGCAGAAATATTTGTTCTGCTGAAATAGTCTTGTGCGTCTGCATCTCCAGATAATCCCAATTGTCCATAATCATTAAGTCCCCATGCCCAAAGAGTTCCATTGTGCTTAATTGCCAAAGAATGATTTCCTCCTTCTTTGGATGCGGAAAGGTATCTCCAATAAACGTCACTACCAACAATTTGTGTTGGAGAAGAATACGATCTAGTATCTTTTGTTCCAAGTTGCCCATGATTATTTCTTCCCCACACCCAGAGAGAACCATCTGATTTTGTCGCTAAACAATATCCATCACCAGCACTAAAATTATCCCATAACTCACTACCTATTTGTGTTGGAGAATTTTTGGATTGCCTTAACCCATTTGCAAGACTTCCATTTACATCAAATCCAAAAGAATAAAGAGATCTTCCTTTGGATTCATCCCAAGAATTGAGATTTATCTTATCGGTTACTTCATTGAGTGCCCAGACTCCTTTTTTACTGTAGTAATATGACATAGGATTTTATTCTCTGAACGTATGGGAGTTGTTTAATATAATATGTTTTTAGGTTGGTACTTCCATCAAACGAAGTCCAATTTTTTCTTCATCTGTTCCGGTTTCTTTAATTCTTTCTTTTTCAATATAACTAAACCATTCCCATCTAGACGAGAAACTTAAATTATAATAAGGAACTCTTAATTCTGATCCTGCAAAAGAAAGAACTTCCATTCTATTATCCCACAAGTTATAACTTTCAATAGGATCAGTATCATCAAAAACAAAATTTTGCAATTGTTCAATAATCTTATTTTTTAAAGTAGTAACAGTTTTTTCTATTAAAGATACTGAATAAGGTCTATATGGATCTTCGGGCGCGATTCTTTCAGATTCTCTTTCTACAAATGCAGATACGTGCTCTTCAAGATTTGCAATTCTTTCTTCGGTTATTTGGTCAATTTTCGTTTTAATTTCAAAAGCAAATGTTCCCTTTGAAATTTCAAAAATATTATTGTCTTCATCGGCAGTTGCAGTCTCCCCTGCTTCAGCATAAACCCATTGTCCGTCTTTTGAAAAAGTAATTACTTTTAATTCTGGGAGGTTGGGATGTGTCAGCCCATTAACTGCTGGTTGTAGTCCTACAGAAACTCCAGTTACAGAATCTACTTGTTGGTATTTAAAAAATTTAGCCATCTTTATGAAACCTCTTTGTTTTATTTATGTTAAATTATAATGTTTGCTTGGGTTGATTATATCTATAATAATTCACGAGAGCAACATGTTGTCCCCCACCGGAAGCCCATCCAGAACCTGGAAGTTGAACGGGAGAATTTCTAGAGCTTCTATCAAAAACTCCAAGATTTCCATCATGATTATAACCAACGGATCTTAAGGAATAACCATCTTCTTGTAAATAAGTAGCAATTCGTCCACCAGAAGCATATCGAACATTAAAGTTCCTTCCTTGGAGTGGGTATTCTAAAGTGCTTGGGGAAGTCAATAATCCAGACTGTCCATGATTATTGTGCCCCCATCCCCAATAAGTATTATCATTCTTCATGGCAAACATGTGATGCTCTCCACCACCTACAAAATTCCAATCTCTGTGACCAACAACTTGAGTTGGTGAAGATAAATTTATAGATCCATATGGTCCAAAATATTGTGCAAGAGCTCCATGTCCATTATGCCCCCATGTCCAAAGAGTTGTGTCTTCTTTTATAGCAGCACAAGATTTTCCACCAAAAGCTCCAATTTTTCTCCAATCTGCACCTGGAATTTGTGTTGGTGAAGAACGATTATTCAAATCATTTTGACCTAATTGCCCATGATCATTGAGACCCCATAACCAAATCGTGTTATCTTCTTTCATAACACCAGACCAACCAAATCCAATACTGAGATCTCTCCATCCATATCCCACAATTTGAGTGGGTGAGTATCTTGTCAGTTTATCATTTAATCCCAGTTGTCCAAATTGATTATCCCCCCATGTCCAGAGAGTTCCATCTTCCCTAAGAGCAAGAGTGTGTCCAGAAGTATTTCCTGAAGGTGATAAAATATCTTTCCATGTTGTTCCTGGAATTTGTGTTGGTGAAGAACGATGAATTGAATCACCAAGACCAAGTTGTCCAACGTCGTTTCTTCCCCATGACCACAAAGTTCCATCAGATTTTAATCCTAGTGTGAACTCATGCCCACATGTTGTTTTAATCCATTGAGAACCTGGAATTTGTACAGGAGAACTTCTATTAAATAAATCAACACACCCTAATTGCCCATAATTATTAAGACCACAAGTATATAATTCGCCAGATGAAATAATTTCTTCATATTTACTTTGAGGTTCTGTATCATCATCCGATAGATAATATTTTTCTGTCATATTTGACAAAGACAATGCACCCTTTGTCCCTTCATATCTTTTATACGAGATAGAAATATTTTCAAATGAGTCCATTTGTTACTCCTGTTAGATGAAACTTTAAATTATTAATTATGCAAGGGTTCTTGCAGCAATTGTTGCATTGAGTCTATTTGCATCTCTTGCAGAAACTCTTACTTTAAATCCTGCAGGGACAAACTTAGGTCTATCTAAAACTTCAACGGTAGCAGCATATGGAATAATCATGTCAAAAGTATAGTATCCTTGGATTGTATTAGAGGCATTTGTCCAAACAACAGTAGCCTTTACATCAGCAGCAGAATCAATATTAGTCAATAGAAGACTCTCAACCATATATTTTGAAGCATTGCTATAAATGTCGGTATAAGTATTTGCTAATGAGACAGAAGTTCCGACCCCAACAAAAGTAGTGTTACTTAAAACTTCTTCAACAGAAATTGTTGCGTGCAGAGCAGTTGCATTATTACTTCTTAACTGTAGATTTTGACCAGTCACTAAAACTTTTGGTTTTCTTAACAATTCTACAGTTGCTCCAGGTGGTACTGGAATATTATCAGCAATAAAAATATTATTAGAATATAATCTTGCATCAACAATGCAGTTATGCTCTCCTGTTATATTGCTAACCTGAATAGATTGAACAAGATACGTTGATGATGCTGTAACTCCTGCACTATATGCTGTACTAAATCCTGTGGTTATAGCATATCCAACTGCACTACTGAGTCCAGTATTGAAAAGATATGCACCTGCAGATGGAAGGTTCGTAATTGCGGCACCATTACCAACAAAACCACCAGTTGCTGTTACAACACCAGTTACATTAAGGTTGCCGCTTGAAACAACATTAATACTATCTGCAGTAATAGAGGTTGCCGTTAATACACCAACACTTGATGGTCCTGTGACTCTAATTCCACCTGCACCAGTAATTAGTTTTCCTGCTGGTAAAGTAGCACCTTCGGTAAGTTCTGGAGCACCATTTCCCGCTAAGTTTACAATAGTGTTAACTTTTAACTGTGACATTTTTCTTCTTTAAATTAGGTTTGATTACTTAAAATTATATATGTAACACTCGATCCCACTGCAACAGTTGCTCCAGCAGAAACAGATACTTCGCCAAAATGAGCATATGTGTTTCCAACTTGATCTAACACAACTGTACTCTGTACAGTAGATGGGTGTGTGTAAATTGTTGCACTGACAATGCCAACAGATACATTAGAACCAGAGAGATCCAATGTATCACTTTGTGGTAATTCTTGTATTTGGTTTGCGGTGGTATTATATATTAATGGAATTCTTTCAGCCATGAATTTTAACTCCTTTTATTAAAAATAGATTGAACCTATACCATCACGAAGTTGAATCGTGGCAATTCCAGAAGTCACATTCAAATTTTGTGCGCCAGATCTTAATCCGATTGTAAATGTTTTGTTCACAGTAACATTTGCTGTAGAACCTTGGGCAGTGACTGCAGCTCCAACAAAATTCAAACTAGTAAAGTTTCCTTGAGAAACACCAGCAGAAGAAACACCAACTTCACCTGTTCCACCACCTCCACCACCGCCGGTGATGTTAATAGTGGCAATTCCCGCAGCAACAGTGACTGTAGAAATTCCAGGACCTCTAAAGTCGATAAGAGTTGCTGCTGTTCCAACAAGACTGCCAGAACTACTAATTCCAACGCCTTTTACATTTTGAAGATATTGACCATCACCATAGTAAGTTACAACACCAGAAGTTGCTGTAACTACACCACTGTTAACGACAACAGTTCCGAGTGTAGAGATGCCTGAACTGTTGATGTTAATTACATCAACAATATTCCTACTGTTGTCTACAACAGTAGTTCCTCCTATCTTAATAGCCATCTTCGTGTCTCCACTCGGCTGTATCTTTTAATATTTATAAATTTTTATTTCTTAATTGTTTAACTTCTTCTTGAAGTTCTACAACTTCTTCTTTTAATTCTTTAATTGCTTCAATTAAAACAGCAACAATACCATTATAATTAACTCTTTTTATTTCTTCGGTGGATACCAGTTCTGGTATTACCTCTTCAATATTTTGTGCTATTACGCCAACAGATGGTTTTCCATCAGTAATCCAATTAAATCTAACACCTTCAAGTTGCGATACTAAATTTAAAGCAGTATCTATTCTAGAAATATTGGTTTTTAAACTAATATCTGAGGTTGAATTGAAGTCTGAAGCACTTACTGTGCCAGAGCTCTTAATATTTCCAGATACATCTAATAATTCAGTAGGAACATCTGAACCAATTCCTAATCTACCATTTGCTTTCTCAAAGGTAAATTTTGGCGTAGATGAAGAACTAATTACAAAGTTAGTGCAATCAGTTTGCAAATCCAATACTAATTTATTAGATCCCCCATTATAAGAAAGTTGAGCATCATCTGATGTTCCGAGTCTAAGAACATCGGAATCAGATAAATCTATAGCTTCATTTACATTTAAAACATTAAAATAACCATTAGACCAATATGTACTAGAACTTCCCACATTTCCAGTGTTGTTTACTGGAGAAATAACATCTTTTACAATAAAAGATGTTAAAGTACTAATTCCAATAGTTGCTTGACCTGCACCAAAAAAACCAGAAAAATTACTGGTAAAATTTATTGTACTTGCAGTTCCAAGTGGACTATTATTAATTAAAATTGGAATTCCTGCGCTAGAAGTGGCAACAATTCCAAATAACGCAGACCCATCAAGAGCAGGAAGTGCTCCATAAAGTGAAGATGATGGAACACTGGTTAATCCAACTGCACTACCCTTAAAAGAAGTTGCAGTAATAATTCCTATAGTGTTTATATTAACTGTCGATGATAAATTATCAACTAAAGCAGATCTAAAATTTGTTTCCGTTGTAGTATCTATACTTGTTATATTTTTTAATTGTCTGCCACTGCTTATCACTTGAGTACTTCCAATAGACAATGAGGATAGAGAAGTACTTGTTAAGTTTGATAAATCTGCTCTTGCTAATTCGTAACCACCAACTTGAGAACCATCATGTACCCTCAAAGAGTTTGTAGAGGAATTAACAGACAACTCACCAGCAGCTCCCTGGAAATTGTTATTTTGTGTCCCAGTCCCTCTTCTAAATTGAACTATAGTTGGCATGAGTTTTTTCCTCTATTTATTTAAGTTAGGACTTCAAAGTCGTAAGAAGCAATACTTCCTGCTGGTTGTGTTAAACAATCGAAAGAAGGGATCAAAGGAATTCCGAATGCATCAGTGGTTTGATTTAAATTTCCATAATCTCCAGTTGGGAAAGTATCAATTAATAAAGAAATAGTTGCAATTCCAAGAGTAGATGCTGCTGATATTTGAGCACCAACTATATTTAATATAGTTACAGCGGTGCCAACTAAAACTCCTTCATCTTGAATATTAATACCAGAAATTCCACCAGATCCACCTTCAATATTAATGGTAGCAATCCCCGCAGAGACAGTAACCGTAGAAATTCCAGTCCCTTTAAAGTTGAGAATAGATGCCCCAGTTCCTACATTATTACTATCATATTGAATTCCAACGTCTATTCCAGTTAAGTTAGATCCATCTCCATAATAATAATTGGCGGTAACATTTCCATTAAAGATTCCACTACCCTTTACATGAAGTTTAGTGGTCGGTGTAGTTGTGCCAATACCAACTCTATCATTAATAATATCGACAAAAATATTATTATCAGAAACTAGATTAGCACTTTGCCTGTTTTTACCTGCCATTACTTCATATTTCCCTACATTTTTTTAGTGACAAATAATATTTTAACTATTTATTTCACCTAAAATTTGGTGTTTTAACATTTTAATTTCATTTTGTTGTTCTTTAACACACTCAATTAATAATGCAATCAATCCATTATAATTGACGGATTTTGTTTCTTTGTTGGAAACAATATTAGGAAGAACTTTTTCAACCTCTTGAGCAATAACGCCCATTGAAGATCTATCATCACTCTTCCAATCAAAAGTAACTCCTGTGATTTGAAGAAGTTTTTCTAATGGATTTTCAATCTGAGCGATATTTTTCTTTAAATTAATGTCAGAAGAAGAATTAAAATCAGTTGCTGTTACGATTCCACTTACAATTGCATCACCATAAACATCAAGTTTTGCTGTTGGCACCAATGTTCCAATACCGACGTAATTAGAAACTGTAGTAATTATAGTTCCGCCGACCCCAATATTAAAACTTGTTGCAGTTAAAACACCAACAGAAATACCATTAGAAGTTGTATTATCTCTTCCAGTAACTGAGTTTAAAGTATCAGTTTCAGTGTATGATGTTAAGTATGTGTTGGTATCTTCAGTTCCATTTGCTTTTAAGAATCCACCACTATTTGAACTCTTCACAAAAGAATTAGCAGTTACTATTCCTGTGGAATTGACATTACCAACATTTAATGAATTGAGAGTTCCAACAGAAGTTAAAGAAGATATAGTAACACCAGAACCAAGAGATGTGGATGATAAAACATCTACCCCATCAATTTTATAAGTTCTGCCAGATGAAATATTTAAGTTTTCACTGGATTTAAAAGCAGTATTAGTATAGTCATATAAAAATGTATTATTTGGTCCAATTTTAATACCAGCTCCATCTGAAAGTAAATCAGTTGTTGCTGTAGAAGCAATACCAATAACAAAATCTGCAAGTTCTATAGTTGTAGAATTGATAAATGTTTGAGATCCATCAATAAACAAATCGCCTTTAATTCGCAATACACCGGTATTATCTCCTATACCTGCAGGATCAATTACAATTTCTGATGGTCCAGTAATTGTATTATTAGTAATATTAATTCCTGTACCAGAATTGCCCGTGGATAATCTTGATGCAGTAACAATTCCTGTTGTATTAACATTGGAATTTGAATTTAATGCTGTTGCTATTCCTGCGGAATGTGCATATGTAGCAATTCCTGCTATATCTGCATATGGTGCAACAGAAGCCACTGCATTAATTGTTATTTCTCCATTGGTTCCATTTATAGGACTAATAGTTATATTAGTTCCAGCCTTAATCGCAGTTACAATTCCAGTTAAATTGGATCCACTTCCAGAGAATGATGTAGCAGTAACAATTCCACTTGTAACTGTGAGTCCTGACGAAATAGTTACATAACTTGTCAATCCTACTTGAGGAGTTGAACCTTCTCCAGTGCCATTATTAACGATAATTTGATTTGATGTTCCACTTAAAGAATGTACATAATCTCCGGATGTATGATCTCCGAGAGAAATTGAATTTGCAGTAATTGAAGAAGCAAGAGAAACATTATTTGTACCATTAAAAGATACTGCGGTTGCAGTAATCGGTCCAGTAATATTAAAATTTCTTGAATTTTGAAGTTTAGTTGCAGTAGAAGCAGTTCCTATTAAATCACCGTAAATAGTTGTTGCTGTTAAAATTCCACTAATATAGGTATTTCCATATACAGTTAAAGAAGAATTTATTGATGGACTTCCAATTGTTACTGGAGAAATAGTAGATATCCCAGATCCTTCACCAGGTTGCCCCCATACGGGATCTACTCTAATGATATTGAGAGTATATGTAATAATTTCAATAATGTCTCCTTCAGATGCACCTTCAGTTAAAATGACAGATGTTTCATTAGTGGCGGTAAAATCAGAAGAACTTAATTTTATACCATTCAAATATACATCAGCATACCCAATACTATAAGTAGCAGCAAATGTAGTTTGACCTGCAGCAGAAGTATAAGTATAAATTACTCTCGATGTTCCTGGAATATTAATTGTAGTTATTCCAGAATTAGTAGTAGAATAAATTGTAGATATGCCACCACCAGTGAAATTAAAAGTAGTTGTGGCAGTACTAACTAAAATATTATTGTAACTGACTGCAGATTCTGCTGCTCCACCTTCAATTGTGATAATACCTGTATTATTTTCAATAACAACTGAAGCAATTCCACTTCCTCTGAAATCTAGAGTAGTTGCTCCAGTTCCTACAAAAGTAGAATTAATTCCTAATCCAACTCCAGTAATTATATTTTGTAAATATTGACCGTCTCCATAATAAGTTATAATTCCAGAAGTTGCTGTTATAATACCAACAGTACTAATTGATACTTTTCCTAGTGTAGAAATTCCAGTTACATTTAAATTATTAAATGATGGATTGTCTGTTAGTTCAATTGTCGCTTGTCCAAAAACACTAGATGATGCTGTAATATTATTACCAATAAAATTTAAAATATTAAATTCATTAGGAGAACCTATTAAATTACCTTCGTCATAAATCGAAAGACCTGTAATAGCATTTGATGGAGCAGCATTAGCCCATACAATTCCATTTGCTGTAGAACTTACTACTTGACCAAGTGCACCTGGACTATTATTAAAATCATATAAACGACTACGAATTCTTATATTACCATTAACATCCAATAATTGTGTTGGGGTAGTTGTTCCAACACCAACTCTATTTGTCGTATCATCATAATAAAGATTTAAAGAACCCCCAATTATTCCATTATTATTATATTGAAACTGCCCATCAATACCAGCCGCATTTATTGATGTTGCAGAAATTCCAGTTAATTTACTACCATCTCCATAATAAACTACAGTTGTAACACCAGGATTAGTTGATGTGATGATACCTGTTGTCGAGATAGAAACAGTACCTATCGTTGTGATACCATTTACATTTAATTCATTAAGAGTCCCAACTGAAGTTAGAGAAGATATAGTAACACCAGATCCAAGAGTTGTGGAACTTAATACATCGGTGCCATTAATCTTATAAGTTTTACCAGAGGAAAGATTGAGGTTCTCACTTGATTTTAGTGCGGTATTCGTGTGATCATATAATAAGGTATTGTCTGGTCCAATTTTAATTCCAGCACCATCAGCAAGTAAATCAGTCGTTGCGGTGGATGCAATACCAACAATAAAATCAGCAAGTTCAATCGTTGCAGAATTAATGATGGTCTGTGTTCCATCTACAAATAGATCACCTTTAATTCTGACGGCACCAGTATTATCACTAACTCCAGAGGGATCGATAGTGATTTCTGAAGGACCACTGATTGTATTTGCGGTAATGTTTATTGCAGAACCGATAACACCAGTAGAAAATTGAGATGCTGTAATAATACCAGCATTAAAGTTTCCAGATGCATCTCTAGATACTAAAGTTCCTGCGGTGTTTGTTGAAGTTGCGTCAGTGTTAACTGTAATATAATTATCAGTAACTGCAACTGATATATGAGTTCCACCAACAATATTTAATGTATCGGTAAGAAGAGATATTGCATCTGTACCAGTATTGCCGGCAATATTCAATGTTGTTGCAAGAGCAGTACTTCCTGCAGATGTTAAACGACCTCTAGAATTAACAGTAAATGTTGGAATCTGCGTTGTAGATCCATAGGTTCCAGAAGTTACGCCTGTGGTTGAAAGACCTAAAATAACTGCTGCAGTTTCTACACCAGAATTATTAACTACAATGTCAGAAAAACCAGAATCTGAAATTGTAGCAACATAATTGCCGTAAGTATCTGTGCCAAGAGCAACACTATTTGGTTGTACAGACGCTGCAGTTGATGCAATACCAGTAAGATTTCCTACAAATCCACCCGTAGCACTAATAATTCCAGATGCACTAACATTTTTTAAATTAAAAATATCATTATCTGTAAATTGTATGTTACCTACTGCAAGTCTTGTGCCATAATTAAGTTGAGTTGAACCAATCCCAATCGCATAGTTACTTAACCATGCATCAGTGTTAAGACCTGCAAATGCATTGGTCTTAAACCACATGAATTTTTTATATGTTGGTGGTAAAGTTTCAATACCAACAACAGTTAAATTAACTAGTGGAGTCCCCTCAGTCGAAGCAATAGCAACACCACCATGATTTGATGTTGTGTCGGTTGAAACATCATTGCCATATGAATCAGTTGTAAATCCAAGAATTATATCTGCATCTTTGACCTTAAAATCTTCTGTAATAAGGTATCCAGTTGTTCCACCAACTGTAATATTTCCTGTTACATTTAAATTATTATTAACTTGGAGATCATTTCCAATAGTTACATTTCCAGGAAGTGTTGGATTTGTAACAAATCCAACAGTTGGATTTGACCTTTCTCCAATTCCCCCAGTAACAACGATTTGATTTTCTGTACCGGTAATAGTCTCTACATAATCACCAAAAGTATCAGTACCCAATCCAACAGAATTTGGTAATACCGATCTGGCAGTAGACGCAATACCGGCAAATGCAACACTTGCAGTTAAAACTTGTGCGTTTATTTGTTTTGCAGTTAAGATGCCAGTAAATTCGCTATCACCTATTACATATAGTGACGGTTGGTTCTCAGTATAAGAACTTACACCAATTCTAGAATATTTTTGTCTACCGCTCAGGAACCTTGGCATTTTTCGTATTAGTTAAGTGTTTCTAAGATGCTACCGATGAATTTCAAATTAGTGTTATCGCTTCCAGATAATACTAATACATCACCAGTTTCAAGAACTAATTTTCCATCAAGTATACTTGCAGTGTCATTTCCTGCAATTGCAAAATTTTTAACAATTTCAGTTGTTACTGCAATACCAGAAACAGATCTTTGATGAGAAACTGTCACATTATGAGATGCAGAATCAATGTTTGCTACTTGAGCTAACAAAACAACTCCAGAATAACCTACAGGTGCTGTATAAATTCCAACTGGATTTGTTGTTGCTACTTTTGTAATTGTTTTAAATACATTAAGTGCTAATGCCATTTTATATTAACCTCCTAGTGCGAGAATGAATGGTGTCACATTTGCGAATAAACTCTTGGAATAGAAGTTTCCAGAAATAGTTCCAGTTTGTTGGTTAATCACAACACCATCACCAATTCGGAAGTTACCTGATTGGTCTGTACCTGTATAAACAACTAATCCTCCATTGCGAGCGTCAGTTTCATTTTCTTGAATAGGAACTCCTCCTGTTGATGGAAGAGCAGACGCAATTTGAGTTCCAGAACCAATGTATTCAAATGAATGTCCAGATGCTAACACTCTACTTTGTTTAAATATAGGAACTGTTGTCCCAACACCAACGGCATATGGAACGTTCTCAGAAAGAGTAATTGTGCAAATTCCAGAAATAACTGGTGTTGAATTTTGAATAAAATAATATGTAGGTATCATTGTTAATGTTGCTGTAGCAGTATTAAATCCAACATTCGGAGCAGAAATAGTAATGGTTGGTGTGGTTGAGTATCCTCTTCCACTAGAAACTAAATCAATTTCTGTTATTGAACCATTTGATACAGATGCAACTGATTGTGCAGCAACACCCCAAGAAGTGAGAGGATCAGAAATTGTTACAATTGGTTGACTAGTATATCCAGTTCCACCAGATCCAACAGTAACTTTTTTAATTGTGTAATAAAGTTCACCAAAGTATAAAACTTGACCATCGAAAGGTCTTACAGTATTAATTTTTACTGTTCCACCAGATTGATATGTATGAGGAAGAGTTGATGCACCAACATAAACCGAGAAAGAATTTGATGATGGAACAGATTGAATTTCAAAAATATATCCTCCACTTCCTGATGGATAAGTTACAATTCCAGGTCCAGATGTACAAGTAAAAGCAAGACCTGCGATTGTAAGACCCATTCCAACATTAAAATTATGATTAGAATTTACAGTAATTGTAGTTAAACCAGTTGCATTATCATAAACTGCATTTGTAACATTATAGGTTGGTGTGTTTAAATCTAAAGTAAATACATCAGAATCAGCAGCAGCAGAACTTGTAACAATTCCAGTAAATTTTAAAGGACTTACACCATCAGCAACTAATCCATAATTACCAAATGATGAATTGGAGTTAGTTAAATCACATGCACCACCAGTTCCACAATATACAGCAATATCATCACAAATAGTAAACATAGATACTAACTGAGCATATCCCTCATGAGTAATTGATGCTCCAATACCATTTTGATTGTATTGAGTATAACTATCCAGAACCATTGATTTGAGTGGTCCAATTGCTTTAGAACCATCAACTTTTAATCCAATACTATTAGAAATAAAGTTGGTACAATTTTGAATATATGGTGATTGTGCAAAATACTTAACCTCATTTGGATTAAATGTAAATATGGCCTTTCCAGAATTTAATGTTCCTGTGTAAGACATTTCTGCAATATAATTTCCAGGAGAAACATAAAACAAATCTTCATCTGCATTTTGAGGACTTACAGATACTTCTCTTAGACTATCACCAACTATTGAAACTTGTTCTGGAATAATGAGTGGATTATTCTCTACATAAGATCCAGCACTAACTTTAATAACTGTTCCTGTTGTTGCTTCTGTAAGTGCTGCTCCGATTGTTCTTTTTGCGTCTCCAATTTTTTTTCCTGTATTGGTGTCGATTCCGTCTGCTGTGACATATAGAATATTAGTAATTGTTGTTCCTGCACTGACTCTTACAATATCGGAACCAATTCCTGCACGGTTCCTTTGGATGTAGAGTTCGGCATCATGTGTATTAAGAGCTAATTCCCCCAATGGTAATTGTTCTACCGTTGGTTTCTTACCAGGAACTGCTGATCGTTTAATTCTGATTATTGGTGCTGCCATTCAACCCCTCATTGATGGTATATACCGCAAGAACCGAATATATATTCGGTGTTATTATTATTTATTTAAGTAAAATCTTCTTCAACTTTTGGTGCTTTTTTATTTTTGAGTTTTGTTAATTCAGTATCAAGTAAATCAATTTTTTTATTTAATTGACTCACTTGAGTTTCTAAAACTATATTTTGATTAAACAATTCAAATGCTTTTTGTTGATATGTTGCTATAACTGATTTTAAGTCATCATCAGACATAAAATAATAGGAGATAAACTCCTCTTATTTATGAATAGGTCTATAATTTTTAGAATGTTCCAGCGTCTATGGTTATATTTTGAAGATTGAGTTCTGCCCCAATACACCCAATAACTTCTTGAGCCCCGCCAGTACAAGTATTGTTCACCCATAATGCACCAATTTCAATAGGTGCATATGTCGTCACTGAAAGTTGTGGAGTTCCTACTGTTGTTCCATCAGTATCTGCTGCAAGAACAGTAGCAAATTTAAAGATTGAAATATTTGACTTACCAGCATCTGCAGATTCCCATACAACTGCAGATTTTTTAGCAGAACCATCATAATAATTAAAAAGAACACCCAAGTCCCAAGTTGTGGCAGAACTTGGTGCATTTCCATCAACTCTTCCAAGTTCAATTGTGCGATCTTCAATAGTTAATGCTGCAGTATTAACTTGAGTTGTAGATCCATTTATAAATAGATTTCCAGTAACTGTTAAGTCATCATTAATAATGGTATTTCCGTTGCCAGAATCCAAAGTCAGTGGACCAGTATTTGTATCAATAGTGTTATTATCGGTAACACCTATTTGTATATTGTCAATTGTAGCCTGCCCCATTGTGCTGCTACCATTAACAACCATGTTTCCTGTTATAGTTGTTAATGATGATTCAAGATACAAATCATCTGGTCCTGCTGCAGTAGTTCCATCATCATTTCTAATTCCAATGTGAAGTCTAGCATTCTCTCCACTTTCTACATAATATTGAATAAAAGCAACATCTCCAGAACCACCGCCTGGATCTGAAGGCCAAACAATTCCATATCCATTTGTTATTCCATAACCAACAGATGGAACTATTTTTCCAGAAAAATAAGAATTTCTCCACCTCTGAGTCGAAATGCCAATATCATAACTATTATCATCATTTGGAACTAAGTTAGATACAAATTCTCCTCCAACATTAATATTATCGGTGTTAGAATCACCAATATTAATTGTACCACCCCTAAAAGTTACTACACCGACAAATTCTGATGTTCCCCCTACATAAAAACTTCCACCAATTGAAACATTTTTATTGATACCAAGACCACCATCAATCTGAACAGAACCAGTATCTGGATTTCCTAAAGTGTTATCTGTTGTATCAGTAAATGATGTAATTCCTGGGAGAACAGTGCTAGCAGGGAGAGAATTGGTCCAACTTAAATTACCAGTTGCATTTGTTGCTAAAAGAAAAGTGTTAACAGGAGTTTCAGGTAAAGTATAAGTTGTAACTCCTACAAGAGTATCAGGTGATTTAATTTGAATATTGTTGGTTCCATCTTTATCAACTAAAGACAATCGCAAAGATGATGTTCCATCTTCTCTTCGCCAATAACGATGAGAACCAAGAAATTTATTACCGCTTACAGAAGTGTCAAATCCAATAAAAAAGTCAAAGTTGTTTAAAGAAAGAGCAGGTTCTCCGGGTCTAAGTGCAGGTACTGTTCCCGCTGCCCCAGCAGAACCTCTCTTAAACTGAAGAACTGGTGCTGCCATTTCTTATTCCTTTGTCTTGTATTAATATTTATCTATCAAAAAGTTCCGCCATCTAAATCTATTCTACTATCAAGATCAACATCGAGAGTATTAACAAAGTCTCCTGGAAGACCTGGTTGAGCACTTACTGTAGTTGATGCTGCAGAAAGAACTGCGTCTGGATCAACAATCACAAATTTATTTAAATTACTGTTGTATGCAACAACATAATTTTCTTTTTGTGGATTTGGTGTAATCTTTGAGATGTCAGGAACACTTACATCAACAAGTTCTTGGAAATAGTTTGAAGGCATTGTCGTCTCCCTAGTGACTTTAAAAGAAGATTTTGGTGCAAACTTAACAGTATACTGGATTCCGTTTGTTATTGAATTACTCATTAGATTATACCGATATTGATGGTGTTACTAATGCCATACCTTCTATAACTCTAGATTTTATTCCACTTCCAGATGTAATCACTATATCATAATAGTTTCTTCCTTCCGACAAACTTGCAGTTGTAGTATGTGCCATTGAAACCTGTATTTTACCAGTATTTGCGGTAATAGTTATACTGAAAGGATGTGATGTTAGGGAAGAATGGTGCTTTTTAATTTTAGCAACAGCGTAATAACCAGTTAAATTGAATGGAGTTCCATCAGAATTGTTAATTGTAAAAGTATTTTCAAAATAAGTACCTTTTTCAATTGTTATATTGACTGTTGGAATTGTCATTTGTGGTTATGAATTGTGAGATTTACTGAACTTACTACCACCATTTTTTTAACTATTTATCTTCAATATTTTTATTTTGTTTTATGAGTTTTAAAAGATCCGATGTTGATCCAACAAAAAGTGCATTTGTTACATTTGTTGGATTTTTTGATTTTGTTTCATCAATGTCT